AAACATCTATGTGATGAGCTATTCAATGAATGGTCAAAGAGTGATCCTATTAGTGGTATTCACATGTATTTGTACACACTTGCAGGAAGAACTGAGACAAAGTTATGTTCTCTTGCCAATGAACTTAGTAGGGTAAAGCGTGAGCTAGATATTCAGAAAGTGCAAACAGATACTTGGAAGCAATCTTATCTTGAACAGGTAAAAGAGAACGTCAAAATGCAAGCCGAGATGTTAGCAAATGAACAAGCGTAAGTTGGTGAGTTTAGAGTTTGATAAAATTGATTTATTTCCGACAACTGTTGCTAATTTTAAATTAGGAAGAGATTTCACAGATGATGAAATGTCATTCATTGATACTTTAGATCAAAGAGGAAATGAGTTTAATAAAACTAGCACAAATTCATATGTTCTTGAAGAAGAAATATTATCTGATTTAAAACAATTTTGTACAGATGCAGTTAATGATTATTTTTATAAAGTATACAAACCATCTGAAGATGTAAAATTGGTTATTACTCAGTCATGGGTAAACTATACAAATACCAATGAAGCCCATCATAAACATTTTCATCCAAATTCTGTTCTGTCAGGCGTTTTATACATTCAAACACAATCAGATGATAAAATTGTATTTTACAATCCAAAAGATTTACCATATGAATTTAAAAAGATAGACTTCAATTTTACAAATTCACCATCATGGTGGTTACCAACTGGTAAAGCATCTTTATTGTTATTTCCATCGACGTTAGAACATTCAGTTCCCCGTAAAGAAACTTTTGGTACTCGTATTAGTTTGTCTTTTAATACGTTTTGGAATGGTCCAATAGGTAGTGAAAATAGTCTTACAAGATTGATAGTATCAGGGAGATAATTATGAACAGACGTAGTTTTTTTTGCATTTTTACCCATAGCACCTCTTGCATTAGTTGCAGAAGGAGCAAGAGCAGTCACAGCTGATGGTGCACCATTAAGTGAATCTGTTAATCTTACACTTTTAGGTGCAAAAAAACATGATGGCGAGATGATGAGACTTAGTAGTGGTTCGCCGTATATATTAGCTAATATGCCACAGACTGATCCTACTAAAGCTATATCTATGGCTGTAGGTGATGATGGTAATCTTTGGTTGAAACGTAAAAATGGTGAATGGAAAAAGGTGGTAACTGAATAATGCAAGTAGTTACCAAATACGAAATTGGTCATCGCTATTGGGTTCCTAGATGTACTCGTAAACAACATGAGGAAACCATGGAGCAAGATGGCAAATTTTGGGTGCATGAATATTTTACGTATGAAGTTCAATCAAAGCAAAAAGAAATAATTGCAATCGAAATTAGTGTTAATAGAAATGGCACTGTTGCAGTAAAATACGGTACAATTAATGTTGGTCGCGAACCTTCATTGAGTCAGTGGTATCCAGAAGATAACATTGAAAATTACACAGAGCTAGAAGCTCTTAAAGTGGCGCATAAATATGCTAAAGATCATCAGGAGTATTACGGTAATCCTGTTTGGTAATTATTGGGGGATGGCGCAATTGGTGGCGCAGGGGACTTTGAATCCCAAGGTTGTAGGTTCGAGCCCTACTCCCCCAGCCAAAAAGGTATACCATAATGTATACGGTAAAGGTAAGAGTTACTAAACGTGGTAGGAGACAATATATTGTCTACCTAAACAATAACATTGTGATTATAACATTTCAATTAAGAGTAGCAGAATATTATATTAATTCTCAATAGTTCTTTTTGCGTTATCTAAGTATTTCTTAATAGAATCTATTGAATTTTTACAAGTTTTATTATTTTTATAAAGTTCTACTAAAGTTTTAGCAACTTCTATATCTGTTAATGTTCTTGCATTTGGTAACTGCTTATTGAATGGACAATTATACATTGCAGAATCAGGTGTAATAACTTGTAATTTTGTCTCTATTAAATCTGGTTTTACGCCAGTTGTTTGACATGCTGTAAGCATAATTAATACTGGTAAAAGTAATAACTTTTTCATTATTGGCCATCCGATAGTTTTTTGATTGTATTTTTTATAACAGTTGATGATGGTCTGCTATCTTTTTTAGCTTGTGTAGAGGCTAGATAAGATTCTATATTACTGATGTGTGCTTGTAATTCGTTATTTTGCGTATTTAAATCTTGTAATACATTTTTTTGATTGTCATTGATCTTTTGCATATCAGATATAAATTTCTGTTGCTGATCGAGTACTTGTTGAAGCTGTAGGTTATTAAACTCTAATTGCGCCTCTTGTTTAATTGTGTGTTCCCACATCATAATACCAGATGTAGCAATAGCAATTATAATACCACCAAGCCACATATATATAGCATATCTACTAAAAAATCCAGTAATAATCCCGAACATATAACTCTCCATTAACGATATAGCATTATTTATAGGAAAAAAAAATGAAAGTATATATTGGTCCTTACAAAGATCACTGGTCGACATACGATTTAGAACAATCATACTTGGCTAAAATGCATAAGGTTGAATATGGTTGGCAGGTCGAAGAGGAAAAATATACTAATCTGGACAAAACTGTTATTTGGCTTATCGACAAGTGGCAAGATGTACTAAATCTTACTATCAATAAGTTTTTTGCGTGGAAAAACCGTAAGATCAAGGTTCGTATTGATGACTATGATGTATGGTCTGCAGATCACACACTAGCCTATATAATTCATCCAATTCTTGTTAAGTTAAAAGAGAACAAGCATGGATCGCCGTTGGTAGATGATGAAGATGTTCCTGATCATTTAAAGTCCACTGCTGCACCCCCAAAAGAGAATGAGTACGACACTGACGATAATCACCATGATCGTTGGGGATGGGTTCTTGACGAGATGATCTGGGCATTTTCACAGATACTCGACGATGATGCTGACTCGCAGTTCCATACTGGTAAAACTGATATTAAGTGGGAACAGACTGAAATTAACGGTAAAAAAATGTTTGAGATGGTGCATGGACCAAATGATACACATCAGTTTGACAGAGAAGGTTATGAAAAATGGAATGATCGTATCTCAAATGGGCTAAGATTATTCGGAAAATATTACAGAGCATTGTGGGACTAATGTACGAAGATAGATATTATCAAATTGTTCCAGAAGATATTATTGAAAAGTCTGCCAGATCAGTTGGGGGCGACAATAATTTCACAAAATTGCTAAGTGCTGCAAAAGCATATAGAGAAGCAGATTTGGATCCAATTTATCTATTAGATCCAGATACAATGGAGGTTATTGTAATTGTCAGAGAAACTTTCCAAAAAAAGTTACACTGACCCCTTGCTTTTATAGAAAAGAATACTATATAGTATATGCATCGCCTAATGGGATGCAGTAAATTAAACTCGCTGAAAAGGAGAAACGACATGAACGATTGGGTATTCAACACGTCAAATTTTGACAAATTTTTCGTTGGTTCAGACAAGATGATTCAAGCTCTTGCAAAAGTCCACGAAAATGCCACTAAGGTAATTCCAGGCTATCCCCCATATAATATTGCAAAGGTTGACGATAACAAGTATGTCATTGAAATGGCAGTTGCTGGTTTCGCCAAATCTAATCTTGATATCGAAGTTGCTAATAGCACTTTGGTTGTAAAGGGTAGTCTTGAACCAAATCCACTTGAAGGTGCAGAAACTAATCCAATTTCAGAATATCTTTATAAAGGTATTGCTGATCGTGCTTTCACACGTCGTTTTACTCTTGCTGATACTGTTGAAGTTAAGAATGCAGAATTGATTAATGGTATGTTAAAACTATGGCTTGAAAATATCATCCCAGATGAGAAAAAGCCAAAGAAAGTAGATATCGTTGACACAGCAGAAACAGGAAAGAAGTAAAATGTCTCAATTTATTCAAATAATCGACTCTTGGTTAAAAAGAGAAGAAAGAGCTCGCCGTACTCGTAAAGAACTAAGTCAGCTTTCAGATAGAGATCTTAACGATATTGGTATTAACCGTTGTGACATCCACAGAATTTCATATGAGGTTCATAATGTGGCCATATAATGAAGATGAGTTAATTTTTATCAATCAAAGAACTAAGAAGTAATAAATAGGGGGTGCAATGCCCCCTATTTTAACATAAAGGTGATAAAATGATTACAACAGAACATCTTCTATCTATTTTCCCGCATATTGGTGAAGAAAAAGCATCTATTTTTACTGATCCTATCAATAAGACAATTACAGATTTTGGTATCAATAATCCTGCTATGTTCATTGCTCAAATCGGTCATGAGTCAGGTGGTCTTAAACACTTAGAAGAAAATTTAAATTATAGCGCAGAACAGCTTCTTAGAGTTTTCCCAAAATATTTCAAAGATAAAGATCCAGAAAATTACGCTCGTCAACCAGAAAGAATCGCTAATATTGTTTATGCATCTCGTATGGGTAATGGTGACACAGTTTCAGGAGATGGATACAAATTTCGTGGTCGCGGAGCTATCCAAATAACTGGTCGTTCTAATTATGAAAATTTTGCACATGCAGTTGAAATGTCGTTAGATGATGCAGTAGAATATATTGCAACGCCTGAAGGTGCTATTATGTCTGCTGGTTGGTTCTGGGATGCAAATAATATCAATAAAGTATCAGATGATATCACTAAAACTACTCGTAAAATCAATGGTGGTACTATCGGTTTAGAAGATCGCACATCTTTATATGAAAAAGCCCAAGAAGTTATTGGAAGCTAAAATGAAATCATTTAAAGGATTTATCAAAGAAGCAAAACAACCCGCTGTTGTTAATGTTTCTAAAACGTTAACTGATCACATTAATAATGTGGATCAACCAGTAAGAAACGCAGTTAATAAAACTATAGATAATGCAGTTGAAACAGGAAATTTGGGAACAGCAAAAAATCCTCCATCAGTTACTAATATGAGATCTGTATTAAGAAATGATCCTGAATTACAAAAACAATTTCCAGGCGTTGGTCACGATGAATACGATCATTTTAATGAATTACCACAACAACAAAAAATTGCAAAAGTAATTGATAATAATATGGATTCAATAATTAATGGTGGCTATAGAGGTTTTAATCATAAAAATGGCCCTAGTGATTTGGATAATGCAACTTTAGCTGTTACACATATGGACCATCCTAGTTTATTACCATTTCAACAAAAATTCCATAGTGCATTAGCAAATCATCCAAATCCTGCGATTAGTAATCATCCTGCTACTCAAAATTTAGGAAATCGAACTGCTGTGAATGCTTCTGGTTATTGGTTAGATCCAAATGCTGGAGCAAATCCTTCTACAGTTCCAAAAGGAATTGATCCTGCTACTGGTAAATTGAGCACTACTGTTGGTTCGCAAGGACATAGATATTTTGGAAGTTATGGTAATCACAGACCTCCAGCAGATAATTAAAATTTAAATTAACAAATTATATTATAGTTCATTAAAACAAAATAGGTATTAAAATGAGATCATTTAGTAAATTTTTCAACGAAACTAATGATAGAGATTTGGCATATGACAATATGGCAAATAAAAATTATGCCCGCTCTATATCTGATTAATAAAGCTTGACTTTCAATACAATCTATAGTAATATAATGAATAGTGTCTGTGAAGCATTTTGCTCGGGACGCATACAAGGAGTATTTGATGGCTTTTTATACAAACGTATTTCAACGTGGCGACAAGGTTTATGTTCGTGGATTCGATAAGGGTCTAAGAACAAAAGAGATAGTTAATTATACACCGTATATGTTCGTTCCGAAACCGAATGGTAAGTTTCGGACGCTAGATGGTAAGCCTGTAGATAAAATTGATTTTGATAGTATTAGCGATGCAAGAGATTTTATTGAACGATATAGTGATGTTTCCAATATGGACATCTATGGGCTTACCACTTTTCCTTATCTTTATATTTTCGATAAATTCAAAGGCGATATCGATTATGATTCTCGCCTCGTAAATATCGGTACGCTTGACATTGAGTGTGCTGCCGATGAAGGTTTTCCCGACATTACAAAAGCTGACAAGCCTCTGACTGCGATAACTATTCGTGTCAGGGCGAGAAACTATGTGTTCGGCTGCGGCGAGTTTAAAACCAATGATCCAAATACGTTTTATGTACAATGTCGTGATGAACATCATCTCATTCAGGAGTTCCTAAAAACTTGGGAGTTCCTTGATTTAGATATCGTTACAGGTTGGAACATAGAGTTTTTTGACATCCCATACCTAACTAATCGTATCAAAAACTTATTTAACGATAAGGAAACCAAACGTCTATCACCATGGCATATCCTTGATACGAAAACAGTCGAGTTTCGTGGTAAAGAAAATCAAAGTTATTCTCCTGCAGGTATCGCCGTCCTAGATTATTATCAGCTTTATCGTAAGTTTACGTATGGTAATCAAGAATCATATAAGCTAGATTATATCTCGCAAATTGAACTTGGTGAGAAGAAAATCGATTACTCCGAATATGGTAACCTATTAGATCTTTATAAGAATAATTATCAAAAGTTTATTGAGTATAACATTCATGACTGTGTATTGGTTGATAGACTAGATGATAAGATGAAATTCCTCGATCAAGTTATGGCTCTGGCATACGATGCCAAGGTAAATTATAACGATACCATGACCACCGTTCGTTCATGGGATATTATCATCCATAATTATCTTCTTGAGCAGGATATTGTAATTCCTCAATTCAAAGAATCAAAAGAAGATTTTGAATTGGTTGGTGGTCACGTTAAAGAAGTTCAAACTGGTCTTCATAAATGGATCGTATCTTTCGATTTAAATAGTTTGTATCCACATTTGATCATGCAATACAATATCAGCCCAGAGACATTCGTAGAAAGAAAAGAATTTTCATCTATCGATTTCCTTTTGAATGGTACTTGGGAATATCGTGATGGGATGGTAGCTTATGCAGCCAATGGTTGTACATACCGTAAAGATAAACAAGGATTCCTTCCCGCCCTTATGGAGAAAATGTATAACGATCGAGCAGAATATAAAAAGAAGATGATCGAAGCTCAGAAAAAATATGAGCAAACTAAAGATCCAAAGGATGCTAACTTAATTTCTCGATATCAAAATATGCAAATGGCCCGTAAGATCCAATTGAACTCAGCTTACGGTGCACTAGGTAATCGTTATTTCCGATGGTTCAGTTTTAATAATGCCGAAGCTATCACTATGTCAGGTCAGCTTTCTATTCGTTGGATCGAAAAGAAAATGAATGAATTCATGAACAAGGTATGTAAAACGCAGGATGTTGATTATGTTGTGGCTTCAGACACTGATTCCATTTATGTTACTTTTTCTAATCTTATTCCTAATGATTCGGATGAGCTCGAAGCTGTAAAGCTGATCGATCAGTTTTGTGGAACTAAGATTCAACCTTATATGGATAAATGCTACGAAGAGTTGGCTGATATGATGAATGCATATCAACAAAAGATGCAGATGAAACGCGAAACCATTGCCAATAAAGGTATTTGGAAAGCAAAGAAGATGTATATCCTTAATGCATGGAACGTCGAAGGTGTGCAGTATGATAAACCAAAGTTAAAGATTCAGGGTATCGAAGCAGTTAGGTCTTCGACTCCACATGCATGTCGCGAGAAGTTAAAGCAAGCTCTAAGTATTATTATGAATGGAGATGAAGATGAATTGATTAAGTTCAATGAGAAATTTCGTCTTGATTTTATGAACCTCCCATTTGAAGATGTAGCATTTCCTCGTGGCGTGAAAGGTCTAAGTAAATATCGTGATAAACATTCTATATACGGTAAAGGTACACCAATTCAGGTTAAGGGTGTTTTAATATTTAATCATCTATTAAAAAAACATAATTTAGATAATATACCGATAATTCAAGATGGCGATAAAATTAAATTCGTATATCTTAAAACACCAAATCCTATTAATGAAACTGTTATCGCTGCGATTGATAATTTACCTAGTAAGTTTAATCTTGAAAATTACATTGATCGCGAAGTACAATTCGATAAATCATATTTGGAACCACTAAAGTCAATCGCAGAAGTTATTAACTGGAAAGTAGAACACATATCAACATTGGAGGGGTTTTTCGGATGAAGAGAACATTAAACGAAGAAGATGATTTCGGTTTTAGTTTAGTATCAGAACAAGAACTAAAAGCGCATGAAGAACTATTACGCAAAAAAGTCGAAGAGCAAACTATTGTTGTTCAAAAAACAACAAGTGATGCTCAGACTAAACTTGAAGGATTGCGTGGTATGATCATGCCATTGCTTAATAACCTTTCAAAAGATCCAGAAAAAACTTATATCCTTTGGCCAGATCGTGCAGTTAAAATACAAGCGTTCATTAAAAAAGTAAATGATTACGTAGAAAATGATTAACATAGTAGCACTGCTGGTTGCTATCTGTATTTCAGGCGTATCAGCTTACTTCAGTATCATAGGTTTAACTGCTATCTTCTCAGCGGCGTATTACCCAATTATCATTATGGGTGCATCGTTAGAGATAGGCAAGTTGATAACATCGTCATGGTTGTATCGTAATTGGGATACCTGTCCTTGGTTGTTAAAATCATATCTATCATTAGCAGTGATTGTCCTTATGTTTATAACAAGTATGGGAACATTTGGATTTTTATCAAAAGCACACATTGAACAAAATCTTGAAATTACAACAGGTACTGCAGATGATTCACAAATTATTCAAACTAAAATAAATTCCGAACAAGCAGCAATTGATGATTTAAATAAACAGATTGCACAGATTGATGCTGCTGTCACTAAAATGACTGATAAAGGACAGGCTGCTAATTCTTTACAGGCTGCAGACAAACAGAGGAAAATTCGTGATGGACTTACACAACAAAAGAATAAACATATTGAAACTATCGACTCTTTCAAATCACAGAAAGTTAAACTTGACTCGAGTGTCAAAAAACTTGAAGCGGAAGTTGGTCCTATCAAATACATTGCAGCGACATTATATGGAACATCAGGACCAGATAATCTTGAGTTGGCTGTTCGTTGGGTTATTCTCTTGTTGGTTATTGTATTTGATCCTCTTGCCGTTGTATTACTATTAGCAGCCAATCATGGATTGAGCAGAAAAAACTTGACTTCAGAGCAAACTTATGGTATACTAGAAATAGATAATAAAGTATTTGATGTAGGAGATATTAATGTCATTAAAAGAAAAACTAATAAAGAACAGCACGATCGATCTAACGGCAAGCCTAACGGACAGCAAAATCTTCATGAAGAAGGATATGATTCCCACGTCCGTACCTATGATCAACGTGGCATTGTCGGGATCGGTTGATGGAGGTATCACTCCTGGACTAACGATGCTTGCAGGACCATCGAAGCATTTCAAAACTGGGTTCGCATTATTACTTGCTTCTTCTTATCTAAAAAAATATAAAGACGGTATTATCCTTTTTTATGACTCGGAATTTGGTACTCCGCAATCTTATTTCAAGACGTTTAATATCGACTTCGATTCAGTCGTTCATACGCCGATCACTGATATCGAAGAGTTAAAATTCGATATCATGCATCAGATGAAAAATATCGAACGTAGCGATCATGTTATGATTATTATCGATTCTATCGGTAATCTGGCTTCGAAAAAAGAAGTCGAAGATGCAGAGAATCAAAAGTCAGTCGCCGATATGTCTCGTGCAAAACAGTTGAAGTCTCTTTTCCGTATGACGACCCCACACCTTTCATTGAAAGATATCCCAATGGTCGTGATCAATCACACTTACAAAGAAATTGGTTTGTATCCAAAGGATATCGTTGGTGGTGGTACTGGTTCATATTACGGTTCAGATAATATCTGGATCCTTGGTCGTCAACAAGATAAAGACGCCGATGGTATCCAAGGTTATCACTTTGTTATTAATGTGGAGAAGTCTCGGTATGTCAAAGAAAAATCAAAGATTCCTATTACTGTCTCTTTTGAGGGAGGTATTAATCGCTGGTCTGGTCTCTTGGATGTGGCTCTTGATGGCGGCTATATTATTAAGCCAAAAAATGGTTGGTATGCAGTAGTTGACAAAGAAACAGGCGAAGTTAAAGCTCCAAATATGAGAGCAAATGATATTGTCGACAATAAAGAATTTTGGATGAAGATGTTTAAGGAAACAGATTTCTCTCAATATATTGAAAAAACATATAGAATGGCAAATGGATCAATTATGGAGGAAGATAATGAAGATTCTCTCTGAACATATAAGTGACGATGGTAGCTTGAAAGCAGTAATTCATCTTGTAAATGAACATTTTTCTGTTGATTTTTTTAAAGATGGAGAGTATGATCATAGTATTGACTACGTAACTAAAGATATTAGATACGTAGAAGATGCTGCAGAAAACTATGTAAATGGACTTTTTGCAAATGTCAAAGAATATTCAGAAATTTGAAATGGTAGTAACTGAAGAAATCTACTGTGCAAATTTACTGGAGAAAGATATTAAATGGCGATTGAAACAACAATTTTTTCGAATCTTATTTTCAATGAAGAGTATGCTCGCAAAGTTATTCCTTTCCTCAAAGGAGAGTATTTTGCTGATCCGAAGGATAGAGTTACATTCCAAATCATCGACGAATATGTCGCCAAGTACAACGCCCTTCCTTCAAAAGAAGCCATGGCGATTGATCTGTCGAATAAAACGGGGCTAAATGAACAGACGTTCAAAAGCGTTGTTGAAGTAATTGAGGGATTAACAAAAGAGGATACACAAACTGATTGGTTAGTTGATCAAACTGAGAAGTTTTGTCAGGAAAAGGCAGTATATAATGCCATCATGGAGAGTATTCAAATTCTCGATGATAAAACAGGAGTTAAGTCTAAAGGATCTATTCCACAGGTTCTTTCCGATGCGCTTGGCGTTAGCTTTGATACACATATCGGTCATGACTTTATTGAGAATGCCGAAGATCGATTTGAGTTCTATCACAGGAAAGAAAATCGCCTACCATTTGATCTAGATTATTTCAATAAAATTACCAATGGTGGACTGCCAAACAAAACTTTAAATATCATCTTGGCAGGAACTGGTGTTGGTAAGTCATTGACTATGTGTCATATGGCTGCAGCCAATTTATTAACGGGCAAGAATGTCTTGTACATTACACTTGAAATGGCAGATAAAGAAATTGCAAAACGTATTGATGCAAACCTTCTTGATATTCCTATTCAAGAGTTAGAGTTGATACCAAAAGATATATACGATAAGAAGATGGCCAAAATTAAAGGCAAGACATCTAGTAAGCTTATCGTTAAAGAATACCCAACAGCCTGTGCTGGTTCAGCTAACTTTCGTCATTTAATCAATGAATTGAAGTTGAAGAAGAAATTTATGCCAGATGTTATCTATATTGATTATCTGAATATTTGTATGTCATCGAGGATTAAACATGGAGCCAACGTCAATTCTTATACCCTTGTCAAAGCAATCGCAGAAGAACTACGAGGGCTTGCAGTGGAGTTCGATGTACCTCTCATCTCTGCGACTCAAACAACTCGAAGCGGCTATTCGAACAGCGACTTGGGATTGGAAGATACATCAGAGTCCTTCGGACTGCCAGCCACAGCTGATTTTATGTTTGGGATCTCAACGTCCGAAGAGCTGGAAGCACTCGGTCAAATTATGGTTAAACAGCTCAAGAATCGCTATAACGATGCAGGGAATCATCGTAGGTTCGTTGTTGGTATTGATCGTACAAAAATGCGCCTCTATGATGTAGAACAAGATGCTCAAGATTTACAGGAAGATATTCCTGCATTTGATAAGTCTAGTTTTGGTGAACAAGAATACGATAGAAATGCACCAAAGAAAAAGTTTGATAAAAGTAAATTTGAAGGATTCAAGTGATGAATTACAAAATTATTGAAAAATACGGTAAATTCGAAGTATATGAAGTACCAACCAATCAAACAATAGAGATTTTCAAAACCAAAGATGATGCAAAAGTTTTATTACGTCAACTTAATTTTGGAGCTGCATTTGATGGGTGGACACCGAAATTTATTTTGCAAAAAGTTGATTTATCTCAGTTTGAAACCGTGCGAGCTGACTAAATAATATATCAAACGAAAATATGTATACGCTAAAATGCGTAGAGGCACGAGTCGAGGAGACACGGAATAGTTGAGAGAAAATGGTGGGGTTCCACTCAACCGTATTTTCGTTAGTTAAGACGAGCTGAAAAGCTCGTCTTTTTTTTCACCCCATTTCTCATTTATATAAATATTAAAAATCTCTGTAGGAATAGTCATGAAGAAATTTAAACAATTTATTAAAACTATTAAAAAAGCACCGCCAACTATTCCAGCGGTTATTCATTTCAAACATATCTCAGTTCCAAAAACAAAAGCTGTTACACCTTCTCCGATACATTTTAAACATGTAAAAGAAGATACACAACCTGCAAAGCCAGTTGTCGGTCATATAAATGATTGGCATGAAACAAACGATAACAGTCATTTGACTAAACAAAAACCAAGAACAGAAGAACATGATGATGAAATAGCAGATAAAATAACAGGTAAACAAAATTTAAATCCTGATGATGCTAAAGTTATTACGAAATATACTGGGTTAGGAAGTCATTTGTTAAATGGTGGTTTATTGGATAATAATTTAGCAGAGAGACATAAGCCTACTGTTAACTCTTTAGATAATTCAATAAATAATAATAGAATTCAAGTTCCTGTAAGTTTATATTCAGGTGTTGGTTTTGACCCAGAAAAACATATCGATGAAAATGGTCAAATGCATTCACCTGCATTTATTTCAGCTACGCATTCTAAAGGAATAGCAAGAGGATTTGCATCGGGAGAAAGTGATCGTGATCCAAATGCACCATTTGATAATATTAGACACATAATCCATTTTCATTTAAATCCAAATGATCCTGCAATGCACATATCACATCTTTCAGGTTCACCCGAAGAATATGAAACATTAATTGGCAGAGATCAAACTTTACAGCACCATGGTACCAGTGATTATGCGCATCCTGAACATAAAAAAATATATAGAATACACCATATGAGCATTGTGCCATCTCAAGGAAAATAAGATGATACCTTTTAAAGAATATATTGTTGAAAAAATGGACCCAGAATCAAATACATTGCATGCATTTGATATGGATGAAACATTATTTGCACATGATCATCATAAGCTACGTGTTCACGTTAAAGATCAAAATGGTCGTAGAGTTCGCACTTTATCAAATCAAGAATTTAATACACATCAGCTTCCACAAGGTCATTCATATGACTTTGGTGAGTTTAAATCCTCTGATGTATTTGGCCAGTCAGCTAAACCTATTCGTAAAATGATTGCTAAGATGAAAGCAATCCACAAAAATAATAAAAACGTAGAAATTCTTACAGCTCGCTCTGATTTAGATGATAAAGATAAATTCGCTCATCATATGGGTAAATATGGTATAGATACTAAACAAATTCATGTTCGTAGAGCAGGTAATTTACAGGGTATGAGACCACCACAGGCGAAAGCTGC